GCGGCGCGCTTGCGATCTTCGGCGATTGCGCGTGCAGCTTCTTCCTTCGCAAGTTGAGCGATTTGGATTTTGTTCAGCTCGCGCTCGACTTCAGCAGCCGCGCGGACTTCGTTCTGGGCTTCCGCCGGGGCAGTCGCAGCGGGAGCCGTTGCGGTGTCGGCACGTTGTTGGTCTTGGTCTTGGTTTTCCATAGTGATGGAGGTTGAAAGTTCAGCGGCTCGTTGGCCGAAGATGGAGGATGCGTCACGGACTCCAGCGCCGTCGTCGGCAGGAATGGAAACGAGGGAAATCTCGAAAGGCTCCCAATCCATCACGCGGTAGGTCTCTTTTCCGCTCTGCTTGTCACGCTTCTCCATGACGAGGGCGTGGACGCGATAGCCGACGGAGATTTTGGAGCGGATCCCGTCCTTAACGTCTTGGAAGATTTCCTCTCCCTTTGCCGAACGCGAAAAGCGAACGGTTGCGGCTCCAGCTCTGCCGTCGATGCGAGCGGATTCGATCACGCCCACCTGTTCGCGGGGATCGTGATCGAGCAGGAGCGGCGCGGAATTGTTCAGTCTCTTGAGGCGAACGGACTTTGCGCCGTGGTCAAGAATCTCGACGCCCCAAGAGCGTTCGACTTGATCGGTTTCGGTCGAGAAAACAACATCCACCGTGCGCTCGTCCTCGTTGATGGAGGAACGCGACAGGTCAAAGGAGCGGACCTGGGGTGAAAACTGTTTTTGTGTGCCGCGCGACATTGCGAGAGACACAACAAAACGAAAACGAAATGCAAGGGGATTTTTACATATGCTAATTACCAAGCAAGGAATGCGCCGGCGATGTGCATGGAAAGCCTTGATTGCACAAGGATTGCGCGGTTTTGCCCAATGCGCGGAAAAGTGCGATTTGAGAGCAAGGCCGAGGTTTTTCTCCGCAATTGCAGTCTCATTAGGCTGGCAATCTGGTGTCCTCTTAGGGGCTTGTTGCGACTAGCGAACGGGCTCGCGACGACCCTGATCAGAGATATCGCCTCAGAGGGACCCGTAACTTGTTGATTTTCAACGCCCATTTTCCGAAGTGCGAAGCGCCCATGACCCTGTTGCAAGTCGCTTGCATCTCTCAGTCTCAATAAGCAATCTCAATAAGAACTTGAGACCACACGCTGAAACGCATTGATCAGCTCGACAGGATCCACCATGCCCCATGCGTTGTGCGTGCGTCCGATCTGCATCTCGACACGGCGCACCAGGTCAAGATCCGGGTTGCCTTGAGTCTCGTCTTGCGTTGACTGCTCGACATCCTCGATGGCATCCATTGCCTCACCGTCCTGCATGGCATCAACCTGCTCGACATCCTCGACAGGTTGCACTTCAGCCTTGGCCTTTGCCGGACGTCCTCTTTTCTTTTGTTGGTTCATACGTTAGTTGGTTAAGCTGCCATCATCAGCAGTAGGAGAATAATCGCGCAGATGATCAGCACAAGGAGGCAGCCAGTGCAGCCGCAGCATCCTGCCATGTGCCGGGGCGCGTCTGGCGAATGGTTCAAGGCATAGCTAGCGCCTCGGCTTTTAAATTGTCCCTTCCCGGTCGCTCGATGTCCACGCCCGTTGTGACAAGTAGGATTTTGCCTAGACGAGGAGCCGTCAACCTCGCTGGCTATCGTGCGTGACGGCAGGTGGCTAGTCCTGCGCCTTTGCCCTTTGGGGTTCTTAATCATGCTCATCGGGCTTTCGTTTGTCAAATGCCACCCAATAACCTTTCCGCCCCTTTAGGACGAGCTGCACTCGGATAGGTGATTTCTCGATTGCCAGTTGGAACTGAAGACTCCTCAAGAACTGGTGGACCTCACACCCTGCGGAAAAGCCTAGTATCTCGGTCAGGTGCTTGGCCGCACTCATCTCTCGGCCCAGAGCATATCGGAGGAAGGCGATGCGTCGAGCATTGCGGACATAGCATCTCCTGCCGTGTGAATGCACCTCACCACCGTTGATCGGTAGCAGGACTGGCGACTCCCACCCGTCGAGGATCGCATCATCCAGGTCGGTGTGGTAGGTTCGCTCGGTCATGCTTAGGCTGTAGTCATCGCAATCACGCGGTCACAAGTAGCCGCCTCCCTTATGTGGTGCAGTTTCAAAACGGGATATCGGAATGATCTTCCATCGACACGATCACCGAACTCTCCTGTCTGGCTGGCGCGGGAGTCGGCCCTTTAGTTCCCACTTCCTTCCAATTCCCAATAATCGGCCCCTTCTCCCCTGCCATGCGGCGCTCCCTGCCAAGATCCTGCGTGACGAAGCCATCGTTGCCGAACTGGTCCGGCCCTTCCTTGTTGTCGAAGAAGACCAGGCTCAGGTATTTGCCGTTCTTCCCTTCGTAAAGGGCGGTCTTGTCGATTTTGGTGACGTTGATGTTTGCTGTTCTCATTGTATTACTTTGCTTGAATCAAATTCTGTAAATCGGAATCTAGCGGAATCGAAATTGAGTTTGAACATGCCAAGCCATCCGGTTTCTCGCTGCTTCTCAACAATGATCTCGGTATCGTGCATGGAGCGTTCTTCCTCGCTCGTCAGTTTTCCGGCCTTGCGCTTCTTTTCTTTCTCAGGGTTGCGGAGGACAAGCAGAACGTTGTCTGCATTGTTGACCATCAAGCTTGAGCCTTTGATGGCATACATGCTCGGCCTCGCTCCATCTTGCGCTGGCTTTGCCAAATGCGCAACCAGATGTAGATGACTTCCCGTTTCTTTGGCAAAGTCTTGGAGCCGATTACAAAACTCTCCTTGGGCTGGGTAATCCTCTTCCAAGCCCTGCACGCGCATCAGTGAGTCGATCACGAAATGGCTTGTCCCGTAGCGTCGGTGCGAGAACCACATCATCTCCATCAGCGAATCCTTGGTGATGGAGCCGACAACATCGGAAAAGACAATGCTTTCACCTACGTTCCGCGCAAACTCACGCGCAGCCGTTTCGTTGATGTTCCTCTTTCCGTAGAACACTGAGAGCATCTTCCGCAGTTGAGTTTCAACGCGGATCTCGAAAGAGCCGATGAAGACAGGAATCCGTGCGCCCAAGAGCTGGGCAACCATGAAGTTGAGCATGGTAGACTTGCCGGCGTGAGAGAAGCCGCCCCAGATGGTCAGCTCACCTGGGCGGAAATAAAAGCCATCTCCATTGTGCCAATCCATTTTTAGGAACGGCATTGAAAACGGCTCGGGCTTTGGCTTCACATCCTCGACGAGGCGATCCTCCATTTCCGCTGTTGTTACCAATCGCTCAATGCGAGGGCGCTTTGCGTTCGCTACCCAGTCGCGTGCGTCCTCGGCGGTAAATCCAGCCAGCAGGCAATCGTTTGCGTCCTTCTTGGGCATCGCCACGATGAAGCAACGATGCTTTCCAAGGCGCGTCACCGCCATGTTGGCGATCTTCCTGCCGGCCTCGTCTTGATCGAACGCCAAATAGATCGAATCGAACGCTTGGAGGTTGTGCCATTCAAACTCCACCCATGTCGCTCCCGTGCCGTTGGGAACCGACAGCGCAGGGATTCCCCATTGATGCCATGTGGCTGCGTCGATCTGGCCCTCGCAGAGCAGAATCGTTTTGGAACGGTAGCTCGACTCAGGGACGGCCTGCCATCCAAAAAGACTCGGGGCGCAGTCTTTGTCCTGCCACACCTTCTTTTTCTCGCCCAGCGTCCGATATGAGCGGTTGATGATCTCGCCGGCTGGAGAGATGCACGGGAAAACAATGGCTTTTCGCTCTGTGTCGATCTCGATTTTCAGCCTCTCGATGATATCCGGCTTCAGCCCCCGTGTTTGAGTCAGCCAAGCGTAGGCGCGACCGTTTGGTGATGGAGCTTCAGACTTGATTGCGGGAGCGTGGCCGTAAACCCGCTTTTCGTGCTGCCTGACAGGCGCGGAGATGCCAAGGTATGTCCTCACCGCAGAAACGGCTTCCCCTGCGGAAATCGCTCGAGAAAGACGCCAAAGGTCGACGAGATCGCCGTGGTCGTCGGTGGCCCAATCTCTCCACTGCCCCGCATGCCCTCCCGTCATCGTGAGCTTGAGCGAATCACCTGGTGCGCCTGACAGGTCGCCGCAGATCCACTCGCTGCCGTGACGCCTGCCGCCGGGGAGAAGCATTGGCGCAAGCTCCTCAATCCTGCCGACGAGTTGCTCGGAAAGGTCTGAGACGGTTAGAAGCATCCGGCCTCCTCTTTTTCAATTTCCTCATCGGTCCAGTAGTCGGGGTGGTCTCCCGCCGCCTCTCGTGCCTCGGCCTCCTTCAGCCGCAGCAGCTTCGCCA